GGCGCATTTCCAGATCCAACTCAAAAACCTGCACATAAAGTTAGAGTACCACTATTAAGTGAAATCTTAACTAAAGTGCATAAAGCAAAATATGAAAAGGATAAGGTAAAAATTTTACAACAAGAAGATTGTCCAGCTTTAAGACAAATCTTGAAGTGGAATTTTGACCCAAGTATACAGTCAGATTTACCAGACGGAATACCACCATATGTTGAGAATGAAGCTCCAGAAGGAACAGAACATATGTTGTTGAGAACTGAAAGTGATAAACTTTGGCATTATGTCAAGACTCTTTCTATACGAGATGGTGAAGAACAATGGAAAAGTGCAGACCCAAAACTTCAATCAACATTGAGAGAACGTATGTTTATCAGATTGTTAGAAGGATTACATAAAGATGAGGCTAAATTATTATGCAAAGTAAAAGAAAAAAAATTAATGCATAACAAAAATAATACAGATGGATATAAAGGGTTATCTGCTCCTGTATGTAAGAAAGCCTTTGGTTGGGATGATGACTTTAAGAAAAAGGATGTATAAATATAATACAATCTTTTTATAGGGAGTCCTAGATATGCAAATCCGAAACGGAATGTGTGGTACAGATAGCCTTATATCTCTCCGCACTTAAATTCCCCTTTATATAATTTAGAGTTTAATCGTTTAACGATCTGCGATTATTATTATCTAACTGGACTTACTGTATCTTAAAAAAGATTGAAGATCATATTAGACAAGGAAATATGAAAAAACTGTTTATAACAGTTGGATTAATTTTATCTTTAGCTTTTCCATTAGGAAGTTCCTCATCATCAAATGCAGCCAAGGTTGTAAATAATGAAAATATATGGACATATACAGCATATGTAAATGTAGTAGAAGATAGAAAGAAACAACTGGAATGTCTCGCAAAGAACATTTATTTCGAAGCACGAAATGAACCATTTGCAGGACAATTCGCAGTAGCGTTAGTAACTCTTAATAGAGTACATGACTCTGCATTTCCCGATAGTGTATGTAAAGTAGTATATCAAGGATTACACTATGCATCTGGATTACCAAAACGTGATAGATGCCAATTCAGTTGGTATTGTGATGGAAACTCAGATGAAATACAGAATGAACGTGCGTGGGATAAGGTTCAAAAGACTGCAAATCTTGCATTGCTTCAATATAATTCAATTAAGGCCGAAGGGTTAGATTATACTGAAGGAGCAAGGTATTACCACACGTATGAAATTAAACCAAGATGGTCAACCACATTTCCAAAAGTGGGAAGGATTGGAGATCATATATTTTATAGATAGTGATGATTAGTGAAAAACTTGAAAATATTACACAAGAATGTGTTCATAGTTGGTCAAAGAAAGAATTATATTCAGAGTTTTCTAAAATGACAGACATTCTTCACTTCATAGAGAAGAATGAAAAATTAAGTCGAGATGGAAAACAATTTATGGGTGACTTAGAACACAGCTTGGTGAAACTTTTTGCAACAAAAAATAACAATGCCGACATATCAATATAAATGCACAAAATGTGATTTTGAAATGGAGCAAACTCTTAGGATGGATGATAGACATAAACCTATAGAAGAAGCTCACAAATATGGAACTTGTGATGACCTAGATTCGGAATCTTGTGATTTACAGATAGTTCCTCAATTTCTTTCTATGGTTTCCATGCGTGATGGCTGGAGGAGACATACTAGTGATGGATGGAAAGATAGATTAAAAGAAATTAAACGAACAAACCCAGGCTCCAACTTAGATACTTAATATGCAAACACAAATGTTTAATCATGACCAGTTAGTTGAAATGAAGGGTGTTACAAAGAACCAGACTGAGGTTTTTACCCAATATGCAGCCGGTAAGAATATGTTCCTATACGGCCCTGCAGGAACAGGAAAAACTTTCGTTCTTCTTTATAATGCAATCAAGGAAGTTCTTGACCCCTCAACAAATTATAACTGTGTACAAATAGTAAGGTCATTAATGCCTACTAGAAGTCTTGCGTTCATGCCTAGTGATGACCAAGACAAAAGTTCTTTATACCAAGTTCCCTACGACAATATGCTAAGATTTATGTTCAAACTCTCTGCACAAGAGCAGTTTGATATGTTGTATAGTGAATTAAAGAAACAAGGAAGTATTTCATTTCTATCAACATCCTTCTTGAGAGGGATTACGTTAGATAATTCTATTGTCCTTGTTGATGAATGCCAAAATCTAAACTTCCACGAATTGGACACCATTATGACCAGAGTTGGTCAGGATTCCAAAATCATGTTCTCAGGAGATTTTGACCAGACAGACCTAAGAGAAGATGAAGAAAAAGCTGGATTGGGTCAGTTCATAAAAATTATCAGCGAAATGGAAGAATTCTTTTCATGTGAGTTTGATATAGGTGATATTGTAAGAAGTGGATTAGTCCGTTCCTATATCATCCAAAAATATAATACTGGATTAGGAGATAGAAAATAATGTTACCAATGCTACTATTCAATGTGGTTTCTAGTCTTGTCATAGATAAGGCTCAGAATCTCGCAAAAGAGCACGTTGAGAAGATGATAGATGACATTCTTCCAGATGATGCAAAAGAAGAATTAGATGAACTAGTTAAAAGTGACCCCACACATCAATTTGAAAGTGCAACAGAAGCACTTCAAGGAGCTGTAGAAGGGAAATTACCAATATCCTTAAAGGATGGTACAATGAAACCTATTGAATTAAATTTCAAGGTTACATATGACCCAAACTCAGGTAAAGTGGATGTTGTACAAGATACTGAGGAGATATAATGGCAGAGACAATAAGAGTATCAAAAAACTTTGCACTTTCAGAAATGGTCAAGAGTGCAACAGCAGAAAGACTTGGTGTAGACAATACACCTACTGATATACACCTAGTGAATCTAACACATCTTGCAATACATATTTTGCAACCAGTTAGAGATGAGTTTGGTGTTATCACAATAAATTCTGGTTATCGTGGCCCAAAATTAAATGCGGCTGTTGGTGGTTCAAAAACCTCACAACATATGAATGGCCAGGCAGCGGATTTTGAATCATTTTCAACTCCAAACCCTGACCTTGCAAAATGGATTTCCAAGAATTTAGAATTTGACCAGCTCATTTTAGAGTTCTATGATGGAGTCAACCCTAATAGTGGATGGGTTCATTGTAGTTACAACCTAATGGGCAATCGTAAGAAAATCATGACTGCACTAAAAACTAAGAGTGGAGTCCAATATAAAACTGGTTTTGTAAATAGATAATGATACTAAAAAATTATGATAGGAAACTCATTCCTGAGTTACCTAGACTTGTGAGAACAAATGTTGGTGGTAATAGACATTACGACACACCTAATGGATCATACCCTTCTATAACATCCGTACTATCGATAAGAGGAAAAGAGTCGATTATTGCATGGAGAAAGAGAGTGGGTAATGAAGAAGCCAACCGAATAACAAAGAGAGCAACCACTAGAGGAACACATTTCCATAGTCTCATGGAAAAGTATTTCCTAAATGAGATAGATGATTATGATTCTTTTAGTGGAGATGCCCTTGCAAAGAATCCCGGCGTATGGTTTCTTTTTCTAGAAGCAGTTCAGATACTAGAAAAGAAAGTCGGTGATATTTACTGTATTGAAGATTACTTGTATTCTGATGAGTATGGGGTCGCTGGTGCAGTAGATATGATTGCCGAGTACGAAGGGAAAACATCTGTAGTAGACTTCAAAACTTCCAACTCAGATAAGAAGGAAGAATGGATTGAAAATTATTTCATTCAAGGGTCTGCATATGCAAAGATGTTTACAGAGAGAACTAATATCCCCTGTGATCAGCTGGTAATATTTATTATGCCCGATAGTGGTGTACCTCAAATATTCGTAAAAACAGTTGATGACTATATCCCACAACTTATAACCGCAATAGACGATTTTAAATCATATCAAAAAAAGACTTGACTTTTGAGATATTTTATTATATAATAGAACCTATGAATAATAAAGAAGTAGATATTATAACACCAACGAAATTTAGTTTACTTATTGAACAGATGGTACAGATAAAACACATATCATATATGGATGCCTGTTTAGACTATTGTAAGGAAAAGGAAATTGAACCCAATTCCATTGCACGATTGGTTAATAAATCATTGAAACAAAAAATCCAAATGGAGGCGGAAGCTCTTCATTTTTTACCTAAAACAAATTCACTACCAGTATGATTTGGAAGCTTTTGATGCATACAAAATGTATTTGGC